CCATTACTCCCATACGTCCCATCATTTCGCGGTCCCCGTGGTTGCGGCCTTCGGCGGGAACGTCCTGATGATTTCCGCTACATCCTTGGCGATCCCCGTGGCAACCTGAGTCTGCGTCACAGCCCGGTCGAGCGCGGCCCTGGCTTCCGCCGCCTCGAGTTCCGACTTCGCTTTCTGGTGGTCGTCGTAGGCTTTCAAAATCGCTGTGCCACCCGCCACAACCGAGGCCCCCACGGTCGAAACGATCGCCGTCTGCTCGCCAGTCGTCATCCCCTGGAACGACGCGCATCCCGGCGCCGCGATCAGACCGGCGCACGCCACCAGCAACACTATCCCCTTCCCCCCCGCGCCCGGATCCAGGCGGGCCAGCCAGACGCCGACGCTGCCGACGTACCCCTGTACCTTCGCCCAGTTCCAAAACGCCAGCCAGACCGTCGCCACGATCGGGAACAACGTCCCCGACCAATCCGCGCAAAACGCCCCCCACGTGTCCGGCGTCTGCAACGATGCCAGCCCCTTGAACGCCGGCCACCCCATTGCCACGCCAAGCACCACAAACGCCTTCCAGAACCCCATGATCTTGCTGTATTTCGTCTCCATGGTCCCACGTCCTTTCACGGCGCACCAGGCCGCGCGCGCAGCCAACGCCAGTTGTAGTTCCAGCCACTTCCGCTTCCAGTGCGACGAAGCGCTCATCTGCTGCGACTCCGCGTCTTCAACAGGTCATACGTCATTTTCGTCCGCTCGTCTATCCCGGAAATGACGGTTTGAATCTCGCCGACCTTCTGTCCAAGGCCGTCTAGCACCTCTTGGTGGTCCTCGCACCGATTTTCGATAGTGTTCATCCGGTCGCAATGGGACTTTAAAACCCGGCCGTGGTCCTCCAGCCCCCTGGATGACCGGCGCATCCACCGTTTCAGCGCGATCCCCGGCGCGGTCACCGCCGCCAGCAACCCCGCAACAAAACCCCAATGCGTCCCCGCATACTCCACCCAACTCTGCACGTGCCACCCAATCGGCGTCGGATCCGTTGCCACATCCATTTCCTCCCGATCACCCATTCGCCGTTTGCCACGTCGATACCACCGCCGCGATCATGTTCTCCTTCGTTGTTCGCGGATCCAACTGCAACCCGTAATTCTGCGCGGCGTACTTCTCGACATCCGATTTCGACATCCGGCCCATCGCTTCTTTGATGAAATCCCCGCCCGCCGCGCCCGGTTGCACTTCCGGACCCGCCATCATCGGTTCGCCGCGCGGACCCGGACTCAACACGGGGAGAGGCCCCGTCTGGAACTCCCGGCCCTTTCGCCGGCGCGCTTCCGCCTCGATCACCTGCTGCCGCGTGACCTCCCGCCAGCCGCCATCCGTGAATGCGTGCGCGTCATAGGGGTAATCCACCCCGTCGTGACGCCGCATCCAACGCTGGATCCCCAAACGGTTTTCCCGGTCGCATTCCGCGTCGCGCCTCGATGCCACAATGGCCATTTCAGCCGCATTATCCATCTCGCCCATCCTCCTTCATTGGCCTCGTACCGGGGGCCCTTATTCAGGAACCCCCGGTTAAGGTCTACCCACCCGCTACTGAGCCGCGTGCCGGTCCGCGTTACAGATCCACTCCGACCCGTCCCACTGATACCCCATCATTCCTTTAGGCCCAATGGCCACGTCACCGCCCTGCTGGACCTTGCCGCCATCCTTCACGGTAATGGTGCAGGTCGAGTTGTTCTTCAGGAACAATTGAGGGTAACCAATGATTGTCGACGGAGGGAGTACACCCGTGTTGGATGTCGTCACGTTCGTCAGCGCGGTAATCGGCTGTAAAGTACCGGCGAACGTGATGGAGTCGCCCTCGGCGATCACCTGCGCGGTCTGCGGGATCAGTTCGATCGTGTTGAACCCTTGCGTCAGGAATCCCGACGCAGCCTGAATCGGCGAAAACCCCGCGATCGTCAACGCGCAATAGGCCATCGCTACCAACATCGCCACGCCAATCGCCACGCCCGCCGCTACTGGTTTGTTGCGTCGCATCTCATATCCTTTCTACGGCCCGCCGCGGCGGACCGCATCGTTGTTGTGGCACAGGGCGGAGGGGGCGCCGCCCTGTGCCGATTGGGGTAACGTGGACGTGTGCGGACGCCCAGCACCCAAGGAACTGCTACTCCGGCCAGGTCAACACTTCGCACGATGCCTGCACCCGGACCTTCCCGGTGTTGATCGGAGCCTCCTTGCCACTCACTCGGGTCAGACCGATGTAGCCGTCCACCTCAAAGTAGTAGCTCGACAGACTCGCCGTCTTGCCGGTCGCGTTGAGGTCAACCGCCCCGCCGAACGCATCCGCGTCGAGCACGCTGTCGTCGGCATCGGCATACGCGCCGAGTGCGGCCACCAGCGTCGCGCCCTCCGCCGTCACGACGTCGAGCGTGGTTACCTTCACCAGCGTCTCCGCGGGCACGGCGATCAACGCTACCACGTCCGCGTTCGCCGCAATGTTGTCTACCGCGAAATCCACCTCGTGCTTGAGCAGAAAATTCCGCTCCACGTGGCTCATGGCCGGCATGCCCGCTGGGCCGCCGACTCGTTTGTCAAGGACTGCCATAATGCTCTCTCCTTCTTGTCCAGTCGGATCGGACCGGAACCGTTTGCCCAACTACGCAGCGTCGTCCGCCGGACTACGCTGCATCGTCCGCCGCATAGGCGTACAACAGGCCAATCGCCGAAGGCCGGATGACCTTGCGACCCCAAACCGTCAGACCTCGGATGATGTCGCCGAAATCTTTCTGGTTCTTGTACTGCTCGACCGTCTGGATCGTCTGCGCGAATGCCGTAGCCTCGGCCCAGCCGAACAGACACTGGTACGCCGTAACCGGGGAACCATCGACCGTCACGGTGGACGCCGGGCACAACGTACTCTCCAGCACTACGAAATTGTCGATGATCCCGATCTGCCCGTTCCTCAGCATCGACTTCGGATCGCCCGAATAGTTCGCGTTCGACAACGGACCCAACAGGAGATTCGTACGAATATCCGGGGGGACCACGATGAACCACATGCCCTGGTCCGTCGGCGTAAGCGTCTCTCGGAGCACCTGGCCACACTGCACGACCTTCTTGGTCGCCGAAGCCGTGCCGGTCTGGGTCAGACCCACCGGAACCGCTGCCGAACCGAGATTGACCCGGGTAGAAATCGCGCCTCCCGCGATGCCCTGGTTGGTCAACGGAACCTGCGTGGCCATGTACGCGAGCAACAACGTCGACAACGTCACGTCGATCGACAGTGCGGCCGCGTTCTGGATCCGCGGACCCCACGAGATGTCGGCCTGCTGGGTCTGCACCGCGTTTAACGGCGCGCCCCAGGAACGGGCACGATCGATTGACAACACGATCGCGCCAGGATCTGCCTGTGGGAAGTCCGGCACTCCGCCACCAATCTGGTAATCGAAGTTCGTGATAACCGGATCCGTCCTGAAAATCAGGTTGTCCCCGTAGTTTTTGATCTCACCACTGAACTTCTGCGTGGTGATCGAACTGATGACCGAGCGTTCGTAAAAATTCTCGATCACCATCTTGGAAAACAGCGTCGGCGCCGCTACCCCATGCTGGGATGCGATTCCGCTCGCTGTTGCCATCTGTCCTAGTGTGGGGAAAGCCATGTCTCCCATCCTTTCGACCGCACCTCACGACCCCGGGCCGAACCTACTCGCCCGTATCGTTGTAGATGCGATTCTCTTGCGCGGCCTGCATCACTTCGCGTTTGAACGCCACGTCCTCGGCGTTCCGTGGAAACTGACCGGCCCGCTCTAACGCATTGATCTTGTTGATTACTGAGAGAGGGAACGTCTTGCCCGTTGCCCCTCCTGCCGTGGTGTCCGGCAGTGACGGGGGAACAGCCCCCACCCCTGCTGGGAGATTCCACGGAGGCGTGACCGCCGCTGGCGGTTCCACCGTGGGTGTAAACATGGGATTGGCCGGCACAACCGGCGCCGGCGCTGTGCTCACGCCCGCCACGCCCGCCACGCCCGCTTGCTGCGCGTACCACGCAACGAAATCCGTGAACACCTTGGCGGCCGCGGGGCCGTTCAGCCCTTGCCGGGCCTGCACAAGCTGATTCCACCGCGCCCCCTGCTCGAGGACCCGCGTGAAATACTGGAACGGCTCGCACGTGTTGATCTCCTGCCACTGGGGGCACGCCGCCATCAGCACCTCGAAAAACCTGCGCTCGTCGAGTTTGGAAATCCGATCGTCCATCTCCGCGCGCAACCGCTCCTCCATCGTGCGCACTTGGGCGGAAACCTCGCGCCGCGCCAAATGAAGCGCCGCGTCCAGCCGTTGCGTGCCCTCGTCCAGATGCGCGTTGGCCAGGTGATACCGCGAACGGTATTCATCGGGCGTGAGCGCCTCCGGTGGTCCCTGCTCCGACTGCTGTTCGGCCAACAACTCCGCAACCGCATCTTTAATCGCTGCCTTGTCTACTGCCGTACCCATGTCTATCTCCCTTCTTCCCGCGCCGGGAACCCCCCAGCGCCACCAACACAACCCCGGAACTCCCGGAGGTATCTGCAATCAAACCCTCATCATCTCCGCAATCACGTCCCGCAACTCCCGCGCACGCCCCTTCAAAATCCCGTCCGTATCGTCCTGGTCAACCAGCATGTCCCGGTACTCGTCAAGCCGCTCCTGAAACCACTCCACCAGCTCCGGGACGCATTTGCGGACCTTGGCCGCCTCGAACACCGACATCTCTTGCATTGCCCGCCCCTCCCTGCGCGCCGGCTTGTTGTGAGGCCAGCATCGCGTCCTGCATCGCTTGCAACTCGGCCGCCGCCTGCTGAATCCGATCGTCCGTCGCCACTACACGCTCGCCCGGGAGGTCCGCCCGCTTGGCCATCCCCCGCAACACGATCGCCAGCCCCTCGTCGGGCACAAGATTGCGGCCCGCCAACGCCGGATTGATCGCCGTCTCGAGAAATTCCTTCTGGCGCAGCCACGTCTGCTCCTTGGCTATCAGCGCCACGGCCCCGCGGGGCACTACACGGACGTCCCCACGCAATGTCGGGTCGGTCGAGTACCGATTGTCGAACGCCACCGTCATGTCGATCTCCGGCCGGATGATGTCCTCGTCCACGAAGCTCGCCGACCGTTTGATCACCTTGCCCGCAGCCGACATGAGCATCCCCAACCCCGTCGCCGTCTGCGCGCCACCCTTGATATCCATGCTGCCCGCCACGTACTTGAAAATGCCCGTGCTCTCCTCCGACTGCGCGGAGCAATACTCCGCCACGCGCAAATACTGCTCAAGGTTGGCTTGATGCTGGTAGAAGTCGAAGGGTCTGCGCGCCCCCGCGCCAGGAGGGATCTTGGTCCCGTCGTACGAGAAAATCGACCATGGCTGGAGCTTGCTCACGGGCCCCGCTTTGTACAGGCTGGAATCATATTGGAGCATCGGACCCGAAACGAACGCCAGCGCATTGATCATGTTTCTGAGCGTTGCCGTAAACGCATCCGCCCACGGCGCCACCTTCTGCGGCACGCTCCGGCCCCAAAGCGATCCGGGCACCTTCTCGAACGACGTCGCGGCATACGGGCGCCGGCCCAAGGGATCCAACACTGGCATCAGCTGGACGCAGTATCGACCCAGTTGCAGGGCGTTGACGTGATACCACTTCGCCTCCTCGACGTTGGCAAACCCGTGTTGCGCGAGCGTCGTCTCGTTGAAGTTGCTCCAATCCAGCAGATCGTGGCCGCTCACGTACCCCCAGTATTTGATGCCCTCCAGCGTCGACGTCGCGACGACGGACTCCGACATGTAGCGATTTTCCAACATCGCGCGCGTCGGGTCGGGCTGCACACCGCTCGGCAACGGCAACGGTTGCTTGCTCGCAATGAACTCACGTATGACGGTACCGAGTCGCTCCGGGAGCCAGCCTGGCGTCTGCGACAGCGCATCCAGATCGGGGATCGAGTACCTCACCCGCTCGCAGACGTACTCGTCCTGCACCGTCCGGCATTGCGGGCTGGGAAAAAAATCAAACGGGGACACCCGGTGATACGATAGCACCGGCTCAACCACGACCTCGCACCCCGTGTCCGTCCATCGCTGCCGGCGCGTGCCCTCGATCTCGGGACCGGCCATGATCGCCAACGGAAACGTGCAGAAATCGCTCAGCACCTCCGCCATTGCCTGATACCAACCGCCCTCGCGGAGTTGGTCTGCCACCTTGGCGGACAGCTTGTTGGCCGCGTCCCGGGCCTCCTCTAACACACGCGTCGTAACCTGGGCGTGCATCTGTTTGGCCGACTGCTGGACTCGCTGTACGAGTTGCTGCACGAGATTCGCGGCCTGGTCTGGAGGCATTGCAGCCACAGCCTGCTGCACCGTCGCGTATTCCGGGGCAAATTGCTGGAGGATGGCTGCGTAAATCTCCTGCATCGCCGGCGGAGGGAGATCAGGGACTGGCGTAGGATCGAGCGCCCACGGGTCCTCGCCGGCGGCTCCGGTGAAATCCTCAAGCCACGCGTGCAACGTCGCGCACTTGCTCTCGGTCAAATTGAAGTTGGTGTCGCAACCCCCGAGCGCCTGAATTTGAGCGAGCTTGTCGGCGTCGTACTCGCCCCGACGACGCCGCAAACACTCGTGCAGGATCGGCGTGATTTGCCCGTCCTTCCATCGTTGCGCGGCGGTGAACTGGGCCTCGATGTGTCGCGAAAGTCGATCCTGAAACGCAATCGCCAGCGCGGAATCAAGTGGCGGCGCCTGCGGACCCGCAGGACCCGCAGGACTCAATCCAGGCATGCGAGGCATTTGCGACAACGGTATCCCCGTCATCGGTTGCGCCATCATCCCTGGTATCATCCCACCCATGGCCCAAGCTCCCCACAATTACACGCTTTTCCTGCTTTACGACATATCATAATGCCATTATGGCAGTTTGTCAAGGTTTATTTCGCCATAAGTTGCTCATTGTTGACAACTTTATGGTCAAACACGCCAAAACCCAAACAGCAAGAAACAGGGAGAAACAGCGAGACTCCGCCTGAGACCGCAAATATATTTTTCAGGATTTATGGATTATCATACAACAAACACTATTGCCCCTTGACTTGACACCGAATCGGTGGTAACATCAATACAGATAGGGCGGGCGCATAGGGCGCTCGGCAACGATGGATGGAGGGTAGGAGAAATGAAGACGACGACAATCATGGAAATTCGACAGGCATACAACCGGCTGATGTGGGGTAATCCCTACACGCACATCGAGCCCGGGCGTCCGTGGTCGTGGACCGGTGGGACAGCGATCCACGATGACAGTAGCACGCTCATACATATGGCGATAGAGCTGGGAGCGATGATCGACCGCATCAATCGGCGGGTCGGCGAACTGCGGATGCGGATCGCCACGATGATCGATGGGTACTATCTCCTGCCGTGCGAGTCGCTCCTGCCCGCCCTCACGGCCATCGCCTCACACCGGACAGCGGCCCGGCTCGCACATAGAGGCGCGATGACTCGCATCGTGACACGGCAGGACGCGAGGATCCTGATCGAGTCGTACATCGACGGCCTGCGGGACGCTGATGCATCTGCATGCGAGATCATCGCAGACATTATCGCGATGGTGGACGATGTAGTGGCCAGGCCAAACGCGACAGTGACCTTGGCCGCTCTGTAGCCTGAGCATCGAGCCTCGCTATCCCACGCGGATGGCGGGGCTAGACGCTCCGGCATAGGGCCGGGCAAGACAGAGGAGGATAGTGCCATGCAACGAAAATGCGATGACTGTGGAGATTGGTTTCGGGGCGGAGCTAGATTCGCCGTCACTCATGACGAGTACGGCGATCAAATCGTGTGCGGGGATTGCGTGGATATGTACGGTGGGGCAGGCTCAACCGAGGCTGAGCCGCTGAATGAGGCGGCGCAAGAACTGCACGAATTGTACACGAACGCTCCGGCGTAGGGCCGGGCAAACCAATGGAGGGTAGAGAAATGACGGACAGTGGATGTATGGCGGCGGAAGCGGCAGCGGCGGCAGACACGGCACTTCTGGCCATTGAGGTCGCATGGTTGTTGGAGCGGCGCCCGGTTGGCATTGAATATTTCCGCCGCAAATCTGTATTTGGAGATGACGTGCCCGACCGTTTTTGCGAACTGTACAGACTACAGGATGCAATTGCGGACGGATTTATCGTCGTCCGCGATGATATCTCCGGCCTGGTTGCGACGGCCGTCCAACGCCTAACGGGGAGACCGACCGGCAGAGAGGGTGATGCGGCCATACACAGATATATATCTGTGTGGCACGGGCAGCCGGACTGGTATTGCCAATCGGAATATACTCTCTACGCTACGCGGGATCTGGCCAATGCCGAAATTGCACGTAGAGAGAGCCATTGTGTGCATAGTTGGGAAATCATCTGCCACGAGGAGCGCCAATGCCGCCGATGCGGCTGTGTCGAGTTCGTGGCGGATATGTAGGCCAAACTTGACCGCCGCTGAAATCCGCATCCTCGCGGAACGGAGTAGTGGCCAGGCGACCCGACTGCGCGGAGTCCTCGCAGTCGCCATGGTCCGGCACACCGAGGAGATGTCGCGCGGATACGCCGATCTCGCCTACCACCGCGGCGGACCCCGCCCGTAATGCGCGACCCGGTGGCAAGCCCGGGTAACCAGAGAAGGAGAACACAATGATAATCGTTTTCAGCCTTACTCCACTCGCCACATCCACAGACTGGTATTTATGGCATGACGGAAGCCCACACCCACACATCGACGGAATCCGCCGGTGGTGGGTGTACCGCACATGGGATCATGACACCCCCACCCCGGATGGTGGCACACAAATCATCGAGGGCGAGGAAATCCCCGCATCGGAGGCAGAAATCGCCGCGGTCCAACGGTACTGGAACCGCGTGACGCGACGGGTCCCTGACGCAGGCCCTCTCACTGAGGATCGCATCCTGCGCATCATCCAGCATGCGCGATGCGACCCCGGCCGCGACCCGCTGGCGTGGCGTGCCCCTCTCCTCATGACCGCCCACGAGGCCGGCATCATATACTGCACCGCGCTACCGGATCTCGATACCCGCGAAACTCAAATAGTCCTTCGCGAATCCCCGTCTGGGTGGCTCGCGTGGATCGGCGTCGGCACGCATATGGTCGCCGTCCATGGCGGCACCCGCCGTAAAGAGCGGCGCATGCAGCAACGCCACCCCGACCAGATTATCCCCACGGGGGACGGCTGCCTGTTTGCCTCGCCCGATGATGCCATGGCGGCGGCGCGTGTACTAATCCGACAGTATCGCATCGGCCTGCGAGATCGCGTCATGGCCGCATTCGCCGGATGGCGGACCGACATACTCCAGGCAAACTACCTGTGGACTATGCGACCCTGGCTGACGGGCTCAGACATCATGGCTGGCATCCAGGTCCGTACCGGTACCGCCGGCGACGAGACGTCCTCGTGGGACTTAGCGACGACTGCCCGATCGTAGAGCATCGAGTCCCGCTATCCCGTGCGGATGGCGGGGCTAGACGCTCCGAATAGGCGGAGTGAACTGGAGGGTGAGACGATGACAAGCGCCTTAGGGATACACGACCCGGCTGAACTTGCGAAGATAGCGCGGGATGTGCCGGACTCGGTACGACACGCGGCATCGGGCTGCAATACCTGTCTGTGGGCGGGTTGCGAATGCCGCAAGGGAAGCATGTATGAGCGGCAGGACGATCCCAAGCGTGGGCGAAGCGTTCCGTGCGCGTCCTGGGCATACTACGACTGACTGCCTGACGAGGTCGTGAGGTCGAAATGGGGATCGTGCGGTCCCCATCGCAGTCTGAACGCAACGCCCGCTCTGGGCAGGGAGATGGAGACCAATGAACTGCAAACGACTCGCCCTTCAAGTACAGCGGGCGGCACTAACGATGGGACTCTCCGATGTACGAGTGGAGGGATCGTCGCTCAGTAACTCCCACTACGTAACGGTCGTTACCGATGATGAGGAAATCCGCATCCGAGTTAGCGGCCACGAAGCCCGTCCTACGTATCTGCGCACGCGTGGCCAGCACGATTTCGAGGTCGGCGTAGAGGGAGGACGTCTCTATTCGCAGGACGCCGACGGAGATTGGTTGGACGCGGTAGACTGGATCGCGAAACGCTTTGATTTGACCGAACCGCCGCGTTGTCGCACCGCGCGCGAACGGCGGAACACGCTACTGGCTGAGGCGAGAAAACGCGAAGAGGCGGAACGCGCGGCTCGACGGGTGACAACGGAAACCCGACAATCGGCCTATGCGGAGCGAGTCCGCGAGGTTGTGAGTTCGCTCACGCCGGCGGAGAAGACGGAACTCCTGGCCTGCGGGATATTTCGCAAACCACAGGACGAATCTGAGCGGGCGGCGCGCAAAACGTTAAGTCGGCCGTACCCACTACCCGTCAAAGACCTCTGCGCAGCCTTGCGTGGAATCATCGTGCGCGAAGGGGGAATCTACAAGAGATCCGATCCCTTGGGAGACAGTCTCACATGACCGCCACCGACATCCGCGCCATGCGCCACCTCCTCGGCCTCACCCAACGGGCCCTAGGGGCGGCGCTCGGGGTCTCGTACAGGACGGTCCAGAACTGGGAGGCTGGCATCAACACCCCGCCCCCCTACGTCTGGGCCGCCCTCCGCCTCCTCCGCCCACCTATCGCCCCACACGACACGTCCGACACGTCTAACCCGTCCGAATAGTCCTACGTAATACACATCGACTGCAAATCCCGATCTGGCAGTATCTCAACCAACCGCCCCGTGTACATCTCGTGAACATTCCGAGATCCGCACCTCACACACGGCCGCCCCCAATACGTCGTCTCCCCCGTAAGGTTTTCTGTTAGCTTCAAGGTCATCAACGGCGAAAACGCCTCCCCGCAATCGTCGCAATACAACATCGTGCGTTTTTCAAAAGAGCGAATAGGCTGTTCCTGTTTTTCGGCCATTTCCGTGTCCTCCGTGTTTTCTGTGGTTGTCAAACCGCTCCCCGCCACGTATCCCGTTGCGCCACCGGCAACACCATCCCGCTCTCCATGCCGGCAAACGGCGACGTAGCCCCCAGCACCAAATACTGCAACGCATCATGCACATGGCTGTAGATGTTCTTCAGCGGTTCGTAATGATAGATCTCCCCCCCATCCGCCGACCGGACCCGGGCGAACTGATAGCCCCCGTTGAACCCCTTGGTCAGCACCGGACACCTCCTCTCGCCATTCGGTAAAGGCGAATTGTCGACGATGAACCCGCCCATCCGCTTGAGCAACTTTATCACCGCATCCCGCCTAGGCGTGTATGAATTGTTCCCGGGCGCCGGCATACAGTTGAATCCGAGCCTGGTCAATGCCCCAATGCACGTCGTCCCGTCCCGCTGCCCCGGCGTCGCGCCGCTCGGATCCCCCCAGGACCGCATCGGCATCCCCGGCCACTCGCGGGCTATGACGGGCAACACAACAGCCTCCACGAATGGTTCCAGTGCCCCATAGGGACACACGAACTCCCGGAATATCCGCAACTGCCCCTGCGGCGTCAACTGACCGCACACCAACGCGGGGGTAAGCCCGAAGTCACTTCCCCACAAAACCGGCAACCCACCGTAAACCTGCAACGGCTGCTCCGACACATGTACCCGCTCCACCCACTCGTCCAGATACACCGGCCGTCCCGTGAACACGCTTCCGTACTCGGCCAGAACGTACCGCTTGATCCAATCCGCGCGCTTGCCCGGGATGATCTGCTCATAGTATGCGTGACCCAGGATGTGATTCTCTATGTTCTCGGCTGCCGGGTTCGGAATATAGAACACCTCGCCATTCGGCTGGATCTTCTTCAGCATGCCGCCGGGTTGTATCCAAAAATTCCAACCTTTCGGCCTTTTAATTTCCGCGTGGTGTACATAATGGTCATCATCCGGCATATTGGTGTCGGCGATCATCCCGAAATTCAAGGATAACCGTCTCAAAATAGGCAGTTTTTCATCCAATGGTATCTCTGC